CGGTATCATCTGTGATCGTAGGGTTTGATGTAGCGGTAGTATTATTGGCACCGCCTACCCCGCCGTTAACCTGCTTCAGATAACCTGCGACTGATGTTGCGAGATCGATCTTAGGTGCATTACCTGCAGTACCATCATGAGTATGACCTGCCGTACCGAAAGCTGTTTCGATCTGGTCGAATTCAGCGTTGAGGGGTGGAGCCGTAATGTCTGCGCCGTTGGTAATATCTGGTCTAGATTGGCGAGTGTAGCCTGCCATAATTAACGCCTTCCTGAAATGCTAAATTCAAATACTAAACCTTGAATTGTATATGGTTTAGATTGTCCAATCGTTGTAAAAGTAGCCCGTGCTGAAAAACCGGAACCTTGAATATCTGATGTCATAATCGGTTTAGAGTTTCCGCCGTAAATGACGTTTATACCTGCGTAGTCGATGTCTTCTGCGCCGTATGCAACGGGACCACCCTCGCTTTGATTGTTGTAATTGAGAGGTCGAGGGGTATTGGGTGTCCCCCAATCATAAGCCATTGAGAGGAAAAGCTCGACCGGACCTTCTGCCCTTATGAAGGTGTTTACTTTGCGAAGAACCTTGCGGGTCTCTGTGTCCCCAAAATCTAAATACGGCGTGGAATATACTCCAAGTATATCTCTACCGTTAAAAGACGTACCCTCCTCCTGACGATATACCTTACCATCAGAGTCGCCGTGCAAGACGTATTCTTCCAAGCCAATATAATCAGATGTTACGCAGGAGGTGCGGATGCCTACAATCTCTCCAAACTCCCAGCCAATCTGACCGCTCTGATCCGACAGACCGCCAATGATACCGTAACTTTCTTCGAGATCCTCTGTACCGTCACCGACAAAAAAACGGACCTGAGACTTACCCCGGATTACAACACCGTTTATCGTGTCCATGTCGTAATTTTTGATCATATTGACCAAGGTTACCTGAATAGATTTGGAAAGTGTGGTTAGCTCAATATCACCAATGCGGGAGGTTCCAGCGACAGGCCTAAAGCCTTCAGGGGATAAGAATATAAGATCTCCACCGATTTCAAGAACGCTATCACGGGCTACACAACCTACGTTTGTCGTTACTTGATCCAGAGTGAACCCAGCACTTATGTCAGCGCTTGCTTTTTTGATTGCGTTTACGCCGAATATAAAAAGATCATCACGAAAAGGCTTGAACTGAACTACATTAAAACCCGGGGTGATCTGACCAGCACCATTGGCAACTGTAAAATCTAGTGGATCACTAGGTGAAGAGTGACAAATTACAGCCCTAGAAGTTAAATCGCCGCCTAAGAAAAGGTGGTTCTCAAAAACCTCCACAATAGCAGGAGCATTAACTACTTGATCACCACCGGGACTAGAAGAGCCTCCGGTATTAGTATTGGTCAACTGATACCAGTTTGTACCATCAAAAACTGTGGCAGGATTTACCCCGTCCGCAAAACAAATCTGCGACCCAGATCCAAAGTCAAATTGTGTGTGACGCAACTTAGTTACAGTCCGACTACCGGAAGTATAATTAAGTGTAATGCCGGGGGGCAGTAGAATCTTCTGCCATCCTGATAATTCTATAAATCGGTACAAAGAATATGAAGGGGAACCCACATCTTTACGGGCGGCAATAATGTAGGGATTTCCTAAGTGTTCATTTTTATAGATTGCAATCCCAAGGATTGGACCTTCTGCCAGAAGGTCTCCAACCGCTGCATTTAAGCCCCCTAGTAAAGAGTACCCTTCAATACGACGATAGCCGCCATAAAGTGACGGCTCAAAGTTTACCAGCCTAGTGGCTGCACCCGGCGCAGCTTCGGCAAGAAATAGATGATTTTCGTTTGAGTTTAAGCCGCCAGAGCAGACAACTTTAAAGCTTTGAATTTCATCAGGCATTAAAACTGAATCCTAGTATCTCGAACCGAAGTGTAATTGTTAATGTAGATGGATTGCAGGTTCTTTAGACCGGACTCAAAAGAAACATATGCAGACTGAGACGCTTGGATGTTGTCTTTGAACATGTACAGAAAATACATTGCTCCATCGACTAGGACGCTATCAAATGAAGTAGGAATGCGGCAGACATCGCTAGCGTTAGTTAGATCTGTAAAATTTTGGTAATAGCGAAAACGGATTGTGTAGGCTCTATTGGGTGCAGGTGTTACGCCAAAGCCACTACCATGGCTGGCAAAAACAAAATCAGGAACATCCCGTCCCTGTGACCCCGCTGTGTAATCTGCATCCCGGTGACGGCTGTACCATTCATCACGCTCAATAAATTGAAGGGACTTGTACCCTACTCCTAGACTATCGTTTTTTTGGATCTGGAAACTATTCCAATCAGCTATTTTGTAGTTTACGGGCCATGTATACTCAGTCTGACCAGCAACCAATGAAATTGTGTGTTCAGCGGCATTAAAAGGCCAGCTATACTCTGACTGATTAAGCCTGGCTACCGATGACTGCACTGCATCTTTAACAAGGGCGTGTACACCTCGTACCGATGGAAAATCACCTGCAACGATTTCAACTTCGTTTAAGCGTCGAAGAACCTGATTACATAAATCAATGTATGTAGTTGGCATGAATAATCCTCAGAAAAAGGTGTTGGGGGCAAGTTGCCCTGCCCCCGCTTAACCATTAGGCCAAGTTGTAGTTTGCAGTGATAAGTCCTTCTGGGCGAAGGATTTTTCGGCCATAGAGCTGTATGCCCCGGACGATGTCTGCGAAGGTTTCTGGTGAGCGGAAGCTCTCAGTTTTCGCAATTTGGTCAGCTACTGCTACTGAGGAGTCATGGCCTGCGACCAGAACACCAAAGTTCGTTGCAGAACCTGCAGAGGCGCTTGTACCAGCCCCTGTACCTTTGTACGGCAAGTTGTTGCTTGTGTAGACGCGGAAGCCACGAATAGTGCCGGGCATACGACCGTTACGCACTTCGCCGTCTCCACCGAAGTCAGAATTAACCAGCTTCGCGTCTTCATCGAGCAAGATCTCTTTGAAGACCGGGTCACATACAACCCAACGATTGTCTGTGTCTACGTTAGCCGCATCCATAAGACGAGCCATGCGGTTCAGCACAGCCAAAGGTGATGTCAAAGCACCAGCACCACCGCCTGCAGTGACAGGAATGGAGTTAGCTGCGGTGGAACCACCGAAGGCACCTTGTGTCAGCTTGTTAGCTGCCAGCAATTCGTCTGCGCCTGCTGCTGCATTTGATTTAGTACCTGCAGCGGCTGTACGAGCAACCCATGCAGAACCGTTCCATGTGTAACCGGACATGTAGCCCAGAACGTCTTGGTCAAATGCATCACGCAGCTTGAAACCCGCACGGTCTGTTGCCAAATCAATAAAATTAATATGGCTATGTGCCTCTTCTATATCGTCGAGCGCAAACTGAAAGTAGTTGGCTTGGTCAACGATCATTGTAAAGTCGGCGTCCGTGATATCTTGAGTCGCAAGTGTTGTACCACGTGCATAAGAATTGATAGTGATTTCAGGCTCTTTGATAATTTTAACTGAGTCACCCATGTTGGCGATCTCGCCTGCATAGTCAGTATTTGTAATATCTTCTACAACGGAACTGTTGCGGAAAGCCTTCTGTACTTTTTTGGAATAGATTACAGGACTAAAGTTACCGTTTGGTAAATTGCCGTAACCGCCTGCTGATGGAAATGCCATTTTGTTTCTCCTTGTGAAATGGCGGAGCCGAAAAGGCTCTGGACAGAACACAGAAGGGGACAAACAGTGGCAGCATGGGTTTGAGGGTGCGTAGCTACATATCAGGCCGTGATATTATAGCTCCGGGCCTCTCCATTGCTGGTAGACTAGAACGTCTTTGATCTTCTGAATTTGGGAATGGTTGAGGGTAGACCTTGAAAGGTGGCCTCATGTAGTGATTAAGGGCTATTTAGCCTCTTATTGACAACTACATTATAACACGAAAAGTTCTTTTATATCAAGTACTAACGTGCTGCTCCGGTAACATCATATGAGAAGTTACCTTTACGCATGGACTCCAGAATGGCATCTTCATTTTTATCATACTCTTTGTCCGACATTTGTTGGACCTGTGATTCAGAGAATGTTGCCTGCCCGGTTGTGGTTGGGGCGCTTCTGGAGGGTTTACCTACCGCTTTTGCGGCATCTGCAGAGGTGGAAGACTTACGTCGAATTCCTTTATCCGCTTTGTACAAATCAATCGCTCGAGCAGCTGCTTTTGCGTCTGAGTTATTCTTATAGAGGGCATCCTGGATATACTGTGGTTGATCCGTAACCCACTCATGGAACCCACTATCGCTGCGGATCTTATGAAAGTCTGGGTGCAAAGATAGTAGCTGTCCTTCAGCTTCTTTGCGGGTCATCTTGTTCTCTAGCTGTTTCAGACCTTCTAAGCGCCGTTCACCCTCTTCTAGGGCTTCGTTTGCTCGCTTACGGGCAATGGTGTCTACGATCTGAGCTACATCAGGGTATTTTTTAGACCACTTTTCAATGTCTTCATCTGATTTAGGGAACTTGATTTGACCTTTAGCAGCGCTATCTAGCTGACGCTTAATATCAGTAAGTTCCTGGTCTTTTTGTGCCAGGGTTTGCTGCATGTGCCGCCGAAGGTCTCCATACCGTTTACGGAAACTAGCATCTTCGCTATCAGTGCTAACTTCCTCTTGTGGTTGGCTTTCTACCTGTGTTGCAGCAAGTTCTTGTGAATAGGTCATATCATCCGCATCTTCGCGGAGTGCGTTCTTATACTTAGCCATATTTTCCTCTGGGGGTGGGGGCCGCTTTGCGGGTGGCCCAGTGATGTTAAATGATGAAAGAGATCTTTGGTCTTTTCACCATGCCAAACATCGAAGGCATGCTTTCTTCTTCCTTGCCGTACATTTCATCTTCAGCAAGTTCTTCAGTTTCATCACCTTCGATGATCTCACTCTCAACAGTTTCTACTGTTGGAAGTTCAATCTCATTTCCCTCAGGTGTCTCCATTTCGTCCTCTTCAGAGGCTTCTCCTTCACAGTATTCACAGCCTTCGCCAGAACATTGTGAGCATTCTTCATATACAGGTGTATCACCTACGAGTAGGCCCATACTGTCCATCATCATTAAACCTGATTTGGCTTCATCCTGCATATCCATGATGTGTTTCAGGCCATGCCATTTCACAACATCTGCAGGTAAAACGTACTCACCTTCAGACAGGTTAACGTCTATATCATCTCGCACATTCTCTGCAGTAGAGCCTGGTGGAATAGGATTGCCTGAAACAGGATCTACAGGCTCCATCATTCCGCCGTGGTACATAGAGTACTTTTCATCCTGGTCGGGATTATCTACGGCTTTCTGTACAGCTTCTGCACGGGTTTTTTCGTAAGACGAGAGAGACCCGTCATTGTCCAGATCTGCTTTGTTTTCGTCTAATTGAAATTTATTATCTGCCATTTCTTTACCTTCCGGGGTCATAATGCCTTTTCGCGCTACTGCTAAACCACCAAGGGCCATACCTTCTGTGTTGGCCTCTGCATATTCTGGGTAGGTCACTGTAATGTTATGTGAAAAATCTGTGTCGTACACTGGCTCTTGTCCTTCGTAGCCACGGGTAAAGGTATGCTTCCCGATGGTTATTGGGTCTGGGCCAGAAAAGTTTGTACCACGGGCCGTAGTGGTCTTCGTGTTCTGAAAGAATGTACGCCCATCAACTGCGTCCTCACCCATCTGATAGTAATCAGCAAACTCAGCGTGACCCTGTTGCAAATCCTCTTCTGGTACGGGGATGCTATAAACGTCACCATACTTACGGATGGGTTCAAACTCATCTGCGGTCAGAAG